CGTGGGCCGTCACTTGCCGAGCTTCTTCGCAGCCTTCTCCCACGTCTCGATCTCCCGGCGACGCTTGGCGCGCTTGGCGCGGGCCGCATGTCGCTTCTGCTTCGGCGTAGGCATACTCCTTGAGCTCCTCGTTTTCAGTATAGCAAAAAGTGGCTCTGGAGGTCAAGCCTGCGACGTCGCAGCGGAAAGGTTTGTGCAACAACGGAAAGGTTTGCGCAACAAGTAAACCTTTTGCTGGTTGGACAATTCATGGGATTCGTCGGAATTTTTTGACCTATCTCCCGCGAACTGGTTCGTTCCAAAGGGGATACTTTTTGTCCAACCAATTCTTACACATCCCCGTCTCAGAGTACATGAAATGGGCATCAAGCTTGAGAGTATGGGGAGATATAGCCATAAACACAATTTTGTACTATTTTATAAACTTACTATCTCTCTTACACTTTCTCTCTTGGGCATTCTCTTTCGCAATATACAGAACTATCTCTGAGGCGGGAAAGTGTAAGAATGGTTGGACAAACCAGTAACCCTTTTAGAGTGAACCAGTTCGCCCGAGATAGGTAAAAGAATGTCCGACGAATCCGATGAATGTCCAACCAGCACAAGTTTGGCCGACACGTCGCACTTGTACAGCGGGACAATTTTGTCCTCCAAAGAAATTGCTTGACTTTCAAACCATTTTACGTTATACTTCTTTCATGGATCAAGAAACTGCGCTCGACTGGATCGACGAACACGTACTGCAGCGACCAGCGACGTACGCGCCGGCGAGTGATGATGCGCGTACGCCGTGCCCCGCGTTGCAGCAGCTGGGCTGGACGGCGTACGCTGCACTGCCGCCGGTCACACCTCGCAGCCGGTACGAGCGGTCCCGGTGGGTGCGGCGCGAGTCGGACGGCCGGTGCACGCTCGAGCTGTGGCTGCTGGCGTACGTCGCTCGCGAGGCGCTGCACGAGGACCAAGTCCCGTTCTGGAAGGACGGCGACTGGGACAACGCCGTACCGGACAACGTGAGCACGTACGCCTTGTCCCGTGGCCGTAGCCGGTCCCGGTACGGCGTGCGCAGCAACACGCCAGAGTACTGGAAGCGGTACTACGCCGTCCCCGAGAACCGTGCGCGTGTCCGCAGGCAGACACGCGAAAGCGCCCGCCGCATGCGCGAACTGCTCAGGGCCGCACGCGCGGTGCTGCAACAGGACGGCGACGCGGAGTCGAAGATCGACGAACTGCGCGCACGCCTGCTCGGGGGCGAGCCTGACGCCACGGCGTGCCCGCGCTGCGGGAATGAGATCGTCGCACAAGACGCGCCGTGCGAGTGGTGCGGCTGGAGCGCGGCGGGGGTCTGAGACGGGCCCGTTCGTTGAGCCCAAACTTTTTCCTTGACTTTCCCACGGAAATGACCTATAATTTCATCATTGGCGGTGCACAGCACACCGCGAGGAGGCTTCAGTATGAGCAACAACATCATGGACGAGATCGCACAGGAGGTCGCGCAGCTGACGGACGAGGAGATCGCGCGAGCAGCGGCTGCCATCCAGCAGCGCCGCGCCAAGGCCAAGGCCGCCATGTCGCCCGACCGCAAGGAGCGCATGAAGGAGCGCGAGCGCCGGAAGCGGCTGCTGCAGAAGGCCATCCTGCAGCTCGCGCGCGAGAAGGGGCTGCTCGCCGAGGCACAGGAGCGGGCGGACGCGAGCGCGGGCGCAAACGCGTAAGCACGCGAGCGCGGGCGCAAACGCGTAAGCACGCACGGGCGGCGTTACGGCGCGGTGTGGACGTTGCCGTAACGCCGCCCGTCGTCTGTAATGGGCCATGGGCCATGATCACGCTCACATACACATGCACGCGATGCCGTTGGACGGCGCCTTCGTTGGACGCCGCACAAGAGCACGCGGATGAGCAAGGCCACGTGATCGCCGTCACGGGCACGTTGACACCAGCACGCCGCCCGACAACGCGTGTCGCCATCACGCCAGAAGCACGAAGGAAAGCGTGGGAACTCGCCGTCCTCCGCGCCGCACGTGAACGCGGACTGGCGTACGAACGCCTCGCACACGAACGCCACACGCAAACGGAGCCCAAACCATGACGCCACACACAGTCGTGCTGCTCTCAGGCGGGCTGGATTCCAGTACGCTGCTGTACTACGTGCGGTACTTGAACCACGACCCGGTCGCGCTCTCGGTGGCGTACGGCCAGCGCCACGAGCGAGAGCTCGCCCACGCCGAACTCATCGCGCATGAGGCAGGCGTGCCTCTGTGCGCCGTGAACTTGGACGCCGCACTGCGGCCGGTGTTCGCCCACGTCCAGAGCTCGCAAGTCGGTCAACGCGTCCCCGTGCCCCACGGCCACTACACGGACGTCACGATGCAGAGCACCATCGTGCCAAATCGGAACATGCTGCTCCTGGCCATTGCGGCGGCGTTCGCGCAAAGCATTGGCGCGCGTCACGTCGCGTACGCCGCGCACGCCGGGGACCATCCCGTGTACCCAGACTGCCGGCCGGAGTTCATCCGCAGCTGCGGAGACACGATCTCGTACGCAACGGACGGCGCCGTGACGTTGTTCGCCCCGTTCGCGGCACGGACGAAAGCGGACATCGTCACGCTCGGCGCGCAGCTCCACGTCCCGTTCCAGCACACGTACTCGTGCTACGAGGGCAACGCGCAACACTGCGGCAAGTGCGGCACGTGCGTGGAGCGCCGCGAGGCGTTCGCACTGGCTGGTGTTCCCGATCCTACGCAGTACGCCCATGACTGACGCATACGACCTGTACGGACTGCGCGTGGAGTACAAGACGTTGTCTCTTGCGCTTCACTCGCAATGGAGCGCGCTCAACGCTGAGGCAGCCGAACGCGTTGACCGCCGCGCCCGACTCGCTCTCCAACGCTGCCTGAAGGAGATCGCCGATGCCCTCGACGCAGAAGGCGTGCGTTACGGAACTGCTGACGACCACAGAAGCGGCGGAGCTGGTTGAGCATCTGCAAGACCGTCAGGACTTGTGGCGTGAGTATGCCAACACGTGGTTCCGCGCGGACCGATGGTACGAAGTGGGCCCGATCCCGGCTATCCAACTAGCACTCCGCATCGCACCCGTCGCGGACGGCTGGTGCGTGCTAGTCGCTCGCCCGCACGCTCGCTCGCTCAACCACGTGGAGCGTTATGTGGAGTGGCTGCTCGCTCACTACACGCGCCGCGCGGAGCGGTTGCGCGTGGAGGCCATTGTCAAGCGCATCGCACGTCCCAACGTGGACGTAGACGCTGTCGTCCAGGAGCTGTTACAGTGAGCAGGAAAAGCACGTACCTGCAACGCTTACTCGCGTCCGCTCCACCAGTCCGCGTACAACTGCCGCCGTTTCCCCTCAGCCAGTCGAGGTGGAAGGCGTACGCGGACTGCCACCGTTTGTACGGCTGGCTGTACGTGGAGAATATTGAACCCACCCGTCCGCAGCGTGCGCTGGAGCTCGGCGCTGCTGTCCACGCTGCATTGACGACGGCACACTCAGACGGGCAGGACGAGCAGGGGCCGTACCCCGCATGTTCAGAGCGCGCCTTCGCTGCCGGCATTCGCGTGGCTGAGCGCGTCATGCGCGAGCGCATGGCAACCGCGCCAGGACTGCCCACCGACGAGGCCGAGCTCCGACAGATGCTGGACACGCTGCGCACGCTCCTGCCCATGTACCGCGCACACTACGGCTCAGAGCAACTGTGGCGCCCACTCGGGCAGGAGGTCGACTTCGACGTCGAGGTGGGCGAAGGCACTGGCGTTCGTCTTGTCGGCCGCCTCGACACACTCGTCACGTTCCAGAACCAACTCTGGATCGTGGACTATAAGACCATGTCCCGCCTCGACCCTCGCGACTTCTTGCGGTACGAGACGGACATACAACTCACGGCGTACATCTACGCCGGCACCAAGCAACTCAGCCTTGACGCGGGCCGCCCCGTCGTCATCCGCGGCGCGATTATCGACGGCCTCGTGAAGACTGCTGTGCCGCAGTTCCACCGCGAACTCTTCACGCGCAGCATGGATGACCTGCGCGCGTTCGAGATCGAGTTCTGCGCGCGGGCGTGGGAGATGGCGGCCAAGCACGCCGCCGTGGCGGGTGACCGCCAGCTCTTCAACGCGTACATGTCCCGCGTGTACGACACCATCCGCCACCACGGATGGAAGGCAGGGTTCACGCGCAACACGCAGCACTGCTTCCGGTACAGCACGTGCGCGTTCCTGGACCTGTGCACGGCCGACACGCCGACACGCCGTGCGGCGTTCCGCCCACGCCGACCGTCACCCCGCGAGCGCGCGCGGTAAGGAGGACTCAACAACACATGGCCGCACCGACCACACCGATCCGCTCCTCACTCCCCACGCTCCGCTTCACAGACGACCTGCCACGGCAATGGCCTTCGATCTTCGTGTACGGCGTGGCGGGTGCAGGCAAGACGTACCTGCTGCGCTCCATCGCGCACCTCAACCCACTCGTACTGGCCACTGAGTTGGGCAACACGAAAGGGCTGAGCACGCTCCGCGACTTGCACCTGCCGTGCCTGCTGCTGAACTCGCTGGACGAGCTGGTCGCGATCACGACGGAGCTCGCCGCACGTTCGAAGCCAGGCGAACTGTTCTACGGCACCGACGGCCCGTTCAACGCACTCGCCGTGGACAGCCTGACCGGCGTGGGCGCGTTTCTCGAAGACGCTGTCAAACGGCTCAAGGGCTGGGACATGATCTGGGACGCACATGCGGGCGGTGGCAAGGACCCACGCAGCGCGTACCCGTACATCGCCGAGAAGGGCAGACAGATCGTCGCGCGCCTCATGGCCCTGCCCGCGCCGTTGGTCATGACCTGCCGGGAACAGCTGGTCTCGGAAGGCGAGGGCGCCGCCGCGCGCAGTTGGGCCGCGCCCGAGCTGCCCGGCCAACGTCTCCCGCGCGAGCTGCCTGGCTGGCCCGAGGCCACGCTTCGCCTCCGCGTGGTCAATGGTCAACGCGTTCTCGTGACCGAGACGGAAGGCGACGTGGTGGCGCGCTTGCGCACGCCCATCCGCGTGCCGAAGTACGTCAAGCCGGATCTCGGCTCCGTGATCCGACTCTTGCAAGGAGATGCGTCAGCACTCAGCGCACTGGTGCTCGACGCGGGACGCCGTGTCGGGGCGGGCACGGCTCCCACACCAACAACGACCGCCTAAGGAGAACCAACATGCTCATCCCAAACGCACCCGCCGTCGGCGAGATGGCGGAGTCCCTCATCGTCCCGGAGGGGACGTACAACGTGCGCGTGCAGCGCGCGGAGTACGTCGCCACTCCCAAGCACGCGGAGTCCAAGGGCGCGTACATCCGCACGGCGTTCGTCATCACCGGCCCCGGCGACTCGCCGTACATCGGCCGGTACGTGTTCATGAACTACTCGCTCACCGGAGACGGGTCGTTCAGGCTGCGCGAGCTGCTGGAGGCGACGGGTCACCCGCTCGACTTCAGGCTGACGGACACCGACCAGCTGATCGGGCTGGAGTGCGCTGCCGCCATCGTGATCGAGAAGGGCAAGCAGGGCTACCCGGACCGCAACGTGATCCGGAAGCACCTGCCCCTGCTCACTGCGTAACGGCGTGGAGTGGACGGCGTGGGGTGCACGGGCACGTAGGCGCAGCCCTGCGCCGTCCACCTACCAGCACGGAGGCATAGCTATGTATCACGGACCGATCGTGCCCGGCATGAAGTTCCGCTGGGCTGGCAGCACGGCCACCATCACTGTCCGCGACGTGGACGCCGACCACCGCGTCTGGTACGAGAACCGTTGGATGGACGAGGCCACGTTCCGCGACCTGGTCGAGGACATTCCGGCTCACGTCACAGACCACCTGGCCGTGTTGTGCGAGGACTTCACGCGCATGCTGCGCGGGAAGTACATCAACGGCTACTTCGAGCACGGCGGCGACCTCCGCACGAAGCACGACATCCCGTGGCTTCTGGCCCAGATCGAGGCCGAGGTGCTCGACTTGTTCGTCTATGTCCGCACGCTCCGCGAGCGGCTGGAAGGGCGGTGAGGCATGCGCGTCACTGTCACGGCGGAGTGGGACATGGGCCACAGGCTCCTGCACCACCGCGGTCCTTGCCGCATGTTGCACGGCCACCACTACGTCATCGAGGCTAGCGTCGAGGGCCCGACACGTGCCGCGGATGGCACGCCGAGCGAAGGCATGGTCGTGGACTTCGCTGCCGTGAAGCGCGTCCTCCGTGCCATCGTTGCGCAGTACGACCACCACTTCATCGTGGAGACGTCAGACCCGCTGCTCGAGCTGCCTGACGCACACGCGCAAGGCGTCCGTGCTGTCACGTGGCCGCCGACCGCCGAGAACATTGCGCGTGCGTTCCTGCGCGACCTCCGTCGCGTCCGCGTCACGCGCGTCCGCGTGTACGAAACGCCCACGTCGTGGGCTGACGCGACACTGGCGGATCTATGACCACCCACCCACCGGACCGGACACCTATGACCACTTACCCAGTCGCAGAACGTTTCAAGTCCGTGCAAGGGGAAGGCGCGTACACTGGCACGCCGATGGCGTTCATCCGCTTCGTCGGATGCAGTGTCGGGAAGAAGATCTGCCACGCGTGCGACACAGACTTCGAGCGCATCCTGCCGTGGCGCGGCGGTGGGGAGTACGACGTGGACGAGCTCTTGGAATGGGCACACCCGTACCAACACATCTGCCTCACCGGCGGCGAGCCCTTGGACCACGACCTCGAGCCGCTCATTGTGCAGGGCGCCGCACACCACATTTTCCACGTGGAAACGTCGGGCACGCGCGCACTGCCGTGGTCCCGCGCCCTCTCCCTCGCCGACGCGTCCGTCTGGATCACCGTGTCGCCGAAGCCGGGCTGGCTTGAGGAGGTCGTCGAGGCGGCGCACGAGGTGAAGGTCATCGTGCCGGGGCTGGGCAGCGGCGCCGGCTGGCCCACGCTCGAGGACGCCCTCCGCTGGGCGAAGACCAAGCGGGTCTTCCTCCAGCCGCGCAACACGAAGTTCGACGTGGACCGGATGAACCTGACCTACATCCTCGACCTGCTCCGCGAGTACCCACAGCTGCATCTCAGCGTGCAGTTGCACAAGGTGTTGCGTGTGCAATGAGGAGGCCAGAGCATGCCCAGTTGTTGGATGCCCCGTCTCGTGGATGGCGGCCGGTTCGTCGCCGGCTTCCAGCCGTACGGCGCGCAGCAGTCCCGCGCCGTACTCGTGGACTTGAAGTCCGGAACCGTGCGCACGCTCGATGAGGACGGCACCGGACCCGTCTGGTGCGGGAGCGAAATCTTGGTCCGCCCACAAGCGGACGCACCCATGCTCCGACGCTACGGGCTGGACGGCACCCAGCTCGGCACCATCCCACTGCCCGCGCCGGCGAACAGCACTGAGGCCGACGACGAGGGGCAGTGGGCCGTCTACACGGGACCGCCCTACGGGCCGGCGGTGATGGGCGGATCACTCCGAGACGGCACGACGTGGGGGCCGGTGCCCGGCTACACGTCGCCTGCACCGACCGTGCTGGGTGTCCTGGCTGCTCGGCACCAGGACGCCGTACTGGTCAACGTGACCGACGGCCGCGTGTTGGACGACCGCCCGCACCGGCTGGTCCGACCGACGCGCGGCCCACACTGGGCATACGCCACGGCGTACGTCGCCCTCATCTACGTGGACGCGAAGTGGCGGCTGACAACTGACGGGCACGTCTACCCCGAGTTGGGCGAGGCGTACCATGTGGCAGCGCGTGCTGGCTTCGCCGTCCTCGCTCGTGAACCAGGCCAGCTTGTCATGTTCGACTTGCGAGACCCGTTGCGCGGCTGGATCGTCGCGGCAGGCGACGTGCAGTACCCCGACATGACACTGCTCGACGAGACGACTGCTGAGGTTGTTTGGTGCGACAAGCACGGCGTACTGGGTCACGCACAAATCGACTTGCTCGCCCCACCCGTTGACCTGCGTGTGGACGTCCCGCCCCCGCCCGTTGAGGTCTGGGCGCCGACGACGGACGTGGTGGACCTGTGGCCGTTGTGGATCGGCAGCAGCGGCTCACAGTGGCCCCGACGGAACCCAGCTGACCCCGGCATCTACATGGATTGTCAAGCCGTGGACTTGGGTGCGGACCGCGCCGTCGCGACCTTTGTGAAAACGCCGGACGGGCACGTGTGGGAGCGCCGCGCCACTTGGCGTGCCGCGGACGGCACTCTGTGGATCGGGCTCATCGAAGACCACGAGCGGGACGGCCGCATCTACCACTTCAAGGACGGCCGACTCATGCGTCGCTTCGCTCGCGTCGGCGACGTGTGGGAGCGACGGACGGAAATACGTGAATGGAACCGCGGGCAGAACGCTTGGGGGCCATGGGGCGCATTCCGCTTCCGCGTCCGCGTCGCGTCGGTGGAGCGGTCGTCCTTCGGCCGCCTCCGCGCCGTCATTGAGGTCGACACGTATCAGGACCTCGAGGTGTTTGAGTTGTACAGCAACAAGGGCTGGACCTCGTGGGAGTGGTGGCGCGGGTCAGCCTACGCCACCGCTGCGCGGAAGCGCGAGCAGCCGATCCCAGTCGGCTTTTTCCAACGGACGGAGTGGCCCGAACGTTTCGACGGCCCACGCGCGTGGCCCGATGCGCCGAAGACGGTTTGGCCGGCCGCCGCGCAAGACGAGCCCGTCCCGTCGCCCGTCCCGACGCGGATCACGATCGTCGAGCCAACCACGTGGCCGGTGACGGTGCCGGCTGGCGGCTCGCTGCGCGTCGTCTACGCCGTGACGCAGGGCGCCGAGCCTGACCGCGTACGCTGGCGGCTCGACGACCAGGTCGTCGCGGTCAACGCCGGGTGGGACCACGACCACACGTACTACAACTTGCAGCCAGGCACGCATCGCGTCAGCGTTGAAGCGCTTGGGCCACGTGGTGAAGTCCTGGACGTGACACAACGGACGCGCATCGTGGAGGTGACGCCGTGACACATTGCGTGCGCATGACCCCGAACGACGTGCTGCAGCTGACCGTGAACGCTGCCACGGTGCTCCACATTCGCGTGTCCGCGGACGTCTTGATGGAAGTGATCGCTGACGCCGGCGGCATGGTACCGGAAGAGGTGCTTTCGCGCATCGTCTACATCCTGGTCAAGAAGCTCGGCGGGCGGGTGGTGATCGACGACTCCGCCTTGGACGTCGTCGGCTTCCTCACCGTCGAGCACGACCTGGACCAGTTCACGTTGACGTGCACGGGAGCGGCTCAGTGAGGCGGAGGGCACAATGAAGCTGCTTCCGAACAGCCGCGTCGCTGCGGCAAACGGCCGCGTGGTGTTGACGTACCAGGCGGACGGGAACTTGGTCTTGTACCATGACGGACGCCCGGTCTGGGCTTCGATGGCCTTCGCCGTGCCCGGCGTCTGTCAAATGCAAAGCGACGGCAACCTGGTCTGCTACAACGCCAGTGGTCAGCCCTACTGGGCCTCACGTACGGACGGGCATCCAGGTGCGCGGCTGGCCGTACAAGACGACGGCAACGTCGTCATCTACGTGGACGGTCAACCGATCTGGGCAACCGGCACGCAACTTCCAACGCCAACGCCGACCGGGGACGGCTTCCTCGTGCCTGCGCACTGGACCGTGTACGGCAACTTCCTCGCATCGGGCATCGAGTCGTGGGGCTTCATGGCCCCGTCATGGTGGCTCCACGACCGCCCGCGGTGGGACAGGTTCGTCCGTGCGTACGTCGCGGCCGGGTATCGCCACCTGCCGTTTGCGTTGTACGGACGGTACGCAGCGGAACGTGCGTACGACTTGCGCACGACGCCGGAGCGGGCACGGCAACTCGTGCTTGATCATCTGGCGCGTGACATCACGCCCATCGTCCTCGTCATCACCGACGAGCCAGACGGGTCGGTGTTGACGCCGGACGAGGCATGGGAGCGTGTGCGGCCGGCGGTGGTCGCCATTGCGGATCTCCCAGTCTTGTGGTGCACGGGCTGGGAGCTGAACGAAGTCGGCGGCTGGAACGCGTCAGCCAACCCACGCCAAGGCCACGACATCATCACGTTGTGCCAACGCATCCGTGGCGTGGTGGGCCAAGCGCCGTGGCTGCACCTGGCGCCCAACTGGTGGGCGCCGCACTACGAAGACGGAGACGAGGACCAGTGGTGGCGGGACGTCGGGGACGATTGCGCCGGGCTGCTGGGTCAGATTCGACCCGACGCGCCGCTGGACCTGGCGGGGAACCCGGCCGCACCAGACGGCCTCTACCTCTGGCTCCGCTACCCTCGTGCGTCGGACAACGCACGAGGTATCGTCGGTCGCCTTGCTGCACGCAACAAACCCGTCGTCATGTTCGAGCACAGTCGCGACCTGGCACGCTGGCAACGTGTACGGGAGATCGTCGTGGCTGAAAACGTGGCGGGGATTTGCTGAGCAAACAACCCCAACAGGAGGCGCCTATGCCACAGGTGATTGACCTGGCGCTGGAAACGCCCACCCCCCACCTCAAGCAGTTCGCGGCGCACACGGAGTTCGACTTCACGTTGGCGCACCACGTCTTGATGGAGCGCCGGTGCCGCGAGTTCCACGCACGCCGAGCAGCCAACCGCTTACTCATTCTGGACAACTCGATGCACGAGCTGGGGTCGCCTTTGCCCGTGCCCGCGTTGATCGTTGCCGCTCAGCTGGTCCACGCCAACATTCTCGTCCCGCCGGACAAGTTGAACGTGTCGATGGCGACCAACCTGCGCTGGTTGCGAGAGACGCACGCGGCACTGCGCGCCACGTACCCGTTCTGCAAACCGGCGGCAGTGCTCTGTGGACGGACAGCAGCTGCCCGCCTCGCCTTCGTGCAGATCGCTCGCGCGCTCAACATCGCGTGTCTAATGCTCCCGTTCCGCAAGCCGCGCAAGGCATGGTTCCAGCACCTCCTGCGCGCCGGCGTCCACTTTTCACACGTGCATTTGTTGGGTGTTTCCGAGCGCGCGGAACTCCAATGGTTCGCGCAAGTCGCTGCGTCTCTACCCAACACGCTCTTCAGCGTGGACACGTCGAAGCCCATCAAGTGGGCCCTGTGCGGCAGGCGCATGGACGACGGCCGGCCGTGGCGCGGGGCGCCAGTCAGCAGTCAGGACGTGCTGCGTGCACGCCTGACGCCAGCACAACTCAAGCTCGCAATCGAGAACGTCCGCATCCTCAAGGAGGCACTATCGTGCGACGCCGTCCCATCGACACCGCGCTAGTCGAGCGCGGTGTCAACCTCATCCTACGCGGTTTGGGAGTGGACCTGGCCGACCCAAACTACAGGAAGACGCCACGACGCGTGGCTCGCATGTACGCAGAGTTCTTGACGCCGCGAGCCAACAACTGGACCCTGTTCCCCAGCACGTACGAGAACATGGTCGTGCTGCGCGGGCACCGCGTCGTGGCCCTTTGCCCACACCACTTGCTGCCGGTCGAGCTTCGCGCGTACGTCGCGTACATTCCCACGCGGCGCGTGCTCGGCCTCAGCAAACTCGCACGCGCGGTGGAGCAACACCTCACCGTGCCCGTCCTGCAAGAAGAGCTCGGTGACAGGGTTGCGGACTCGCTGGACCAGGCGCTCACGCCGAAGGGCGTGGCAGTGGTGCTTGCGGGACAGCATGGTTGCATGCAGCATCGCGGCGTGCGTACCGCAGCTGATGTCGTGACGTCAGCTGTGCGCGGCATCTTCCTCACGAACCCGTCTGTGCGCGACGAGTTCTTTCGCTTGATCGGAACGCCATGACAGAGAAGCCTGACTACTGCAAAGCGTGTCCACTGTACGAGGCTGCAGGCATCGTGTGGGGCGAGGGCCCGAGCAACGCGCGCATGATGCTGGTCGGCGAAGCGCCCGGCGAGGAAGAAGCGGCGACGCTCCGTCCGTTCGTGGGCGGCTCCGGCCGCGTACTTTCAGCGCTGCTCGCGCACGCACGGATCCGACGAAGCGACGTGTACGTCACGAACGTGGTGAAGTGCCGACCCACGGCAGTGAGCGCTGACGGGCGTCGGGTCAACCGCGCACCCACCGAGACAGAGATCCGACACTGCGCACGCTTCCTGCACGCCGAACTCAGCAAGATCGACCCGAACACAATCGTGGCGCTCGGCAACGTGCCCCTGCGCACGTTGACGGGTACGCGCAACGGGATCATGGTCATGCGGAGCGTCCCGATCGAAGGCCCGCGTCGACTGGACGCTGACGCACCTCCGTTCAAAGTGGTCCCGACACTCCACCCCGCCTTCGTCATGCGGGCGCAAGACTTGTGGCCCGCCGTCGTGTACGACCTCATGCGTGCGGCGCGGGAGAGCGCCACGCGCGTGATCGTACGCCACCAATGGCAGCACCGTATCCACGCACCGTTGATGGACGTGCGCGAGCGGTTACTGCAGCGCATCCGCGAGCGGGGCATGTACATCCACGACCTGGAGACGACTGGCTTGGACCCGACTACGGACGCCATCCGTTGCATCGGCTTGGCGGCCGACCCTGACGAAGTCTATGTGTTCGACTGGACGTTGGACGTCCAACAATTCGTCGCCTCGCTGCACGCGGACCCGACCTTGTGCGTGGTCGGGCAGAACTCGGAGGGCTTTGACATCCCTTTCCAAGAGGCCAAGGGGATGACGTTCGCCGGGCCATCGTACGACACGATGATCGGCTTCCACTTGCTCAACAGCGCCCTACCAAAGGACCTGGCGTTCATTGGCGCGACGTACACGGACGAGCCGTATTGGAAGGACGCGTCCATGTATCGTGCGGGAGAGGACGCGTTGCAAGTCGGTTGTGCGAAAGACGTGCACGCCACCGCGCGTGCGTACATCGAGCAGCACAAGGAGCTCGAGGCGTACGGACAGCTGGACTTGTACTACAAGCACATCATGCCACTGCAGCCCGTCTTGCGAGCCATGACGCGTCGTGGCATCCGCAAGGACCAGCAACGCGCGGCTGCCTGGCACGTGGTACTGCAGCGGAAGGCGACAGAGCTAGAGGAGCGCCTGCGGCGCGGCTTGGGGGACGCGAGCCTGGACGTCAACAGTCCAAAGCAGCTCATGGATCTGTTGTACCGACGGATGGGCTTGCCGGTGCAGTACGCAAAGGACGACGAGGGCGTGTACCGTCCCACCGTCGACGCGGATGCGCTGGACCGGCTTGCCGTGCTCACGAACAACCCGATCCTGCGGCTCATCCGCAGCATCCGCACACTGCGGAAATGGGACGCCACGTACGTGCTCTGTCCACAAGACGAGCAAGGCTTCGTGCACCCGAAGTTCGGCTGCGCGAAGGCCGCCACCGGACGCTTGAACAGCTGGGAGCCGAATGCGCAGAACTGGCCCAGCGAGGTGCGCGAACTTCTCGTCCCGGACTCACCAGACCACGTCCTCCTGTCGTGCGACTGGAATCAGATCGAGTGGCGCTTGGCCATGGTCTTGTCTGGTGACGAGGCTGGGTTGCAAGCACTCGTGGCCGGGCGCGACGTTCACCGTGACGCGTACGCGCAGGCGTTCGGGAAGGAGTACGCGGCCGTCACGCGCCTGGAACGGTACGAGGCGAAGTTCATCAACTACGGGCTCATGTACGGCCGTGGGGCCGACAGCATCGCGGCGGGGAGAGCTGGGAATCCTGACTCCGCGATCCCGCTCGAGCGCGTGACTGCGTACATCGACGCCTTTTTCCAAAAGTTCTCAGGGTTCGCGCGGTTCCGCAAGCACCTGGAAGAGTTCGTGGTCAAGCACCACTACTACGCCACAGCGTGGGGGCGTCGGCGTTGGTGGTACACGCGCCAGATGCCGGAGGTGTACAATTTCCCAATGCAAGGGAACGCCGCGCACATGATGTACGAGGCTCTTGTGCAGCTGGAGCGAGAACTGCCACCAGGCGCCACGCTGCGGCTCACCGTGCACGACGAGGTGGTGATCAATGTGCCGAAAGAGCAGCAGACGCTACTGCAAACAATCAAATGCGTCACGTCCGTCATGCAGCAACCGTTCCCGCGCATCGTGGAGGCGAGCCTGCGGCCGGACGTGGTCAAGAAGTACTACCCGAACGGGTGGTTCTGTCCTGCCGATTGGCATATCGGCGAGCACTGGCGCGCGACGAAGCCCGAGACGCCTGAAGAGGAAGAGGCGGAGCGCGCACTGCGTCGCAGGCTAGGCGTTGAGGCTCTTTGAGCTATGGCGCACTCGCTGGAAGAGCAAGCACTGCTGCTGGTCCAGCTTGTCCGTTCCTTGCCCCCGGAACGGGCAACGCGACGCGCGTTGGCGGAGGTGCTTGCGTTTGTCGCGGACATCCCGCGCAAGTTCCTGCCGCCAGAACTGCCGGAAGCCATCGCCGCCACTTTCAAGCTGCCGTTGGCGGAAGCACAAGCGGCGTTGAACCACGCCGGGCGCCGCACGCCGCCGGAGGACTTCGAAGACCTAGTCCCGCCGTCAGGGTGGCTGCGCGACTATGTGGAGTATACGCGGCAGACGGAACCGCCAACGCCGTTCCACTTCTTCGCTGGCTTGACGGTGCTGGGCGCCACGCTCGCGCGGAACGTGTACTTCCCGCGAGGGTCTGGCAACTTGTTCCCGAACATCTGCACCGTCTTGGTCGCCCCGCCAGGCCGCTGTAAGAAAACGACGGCGTGCAACCTCGCCGTGAACTTGTACCGGCGTGTCGGCGGCTTCGTGCTGGCGGACAAGATCACGCCAGAGGCGCTAGTGGAAGCGTTCAAGACGCGGCAGTCAGCAACGGGCTTGATCTACGCACCGGAGTGGTCCGTGTTCCTGGGCCGGCAACGGTACTTGGAAGGGCTAGTGCCCATGCTGACTGCGCTGTTCGACTGCCCCGACATCTGGTCCAGTGGCACCGTCCTGCGCGGTGACGTGCAACTGTTCCGCGTGGCCCTGTCCCACTTAGCCGCGACGACGCCGGACTCGATGCAGACGTCGATCATGCGCGACGCGTTCGGGGGCGGCTTCATGTCCCGGCTGCTGTTCATCGTGCAGCACGAGACGCCGCGCTCCTTCCCGCTCCCGCCGCCACTGGACCAGAAGCTGGCGCGGAAGCTGCTGGACGGCTTGTCCCAACTCCAGCGCACGCACGGCACGTTTACACTGACGCCAGACGCGCGGCAGTGGTACGAGACGTGGTACGCAAGCCGACGAGCAGCCACGCCGACAGAACGGAACCTGGCAGGGTACTTTGAGCGGAAGCCGGACCGGTTGCTGCAGCTCGCGATGGTGTTGGAGCTGTCTGCGGACCCGCACGCGTTGGCCATCAGCGACAACACCCTTCGACGTGCCGACCGCTTGCTGTCGTGGTTGGAGCACTTCCTGCCGGACGTGTTCGCAGAACTCAGCGCCACGACGGTCGGCGACGACCAACTCCGGTTGCTGCAGCAGCTGCGGAAGGCGCAAGGGGAGCTTGGTCACAGTGAGTGGCTGCGCATGAACACCAACCGCATGAACGCGGAGGCGTTCCGCAAGTGCGTGGAGACGCTGCAGCAGGCACGGTTGATTGCATTCGACCCAGTCAAGCGCCGCTACTACCTCTTGCCGGCAGGGGAGGACGTGGTACAGTGACAACGTTGCGAGCGAAGAACATCTGGCCCACGTTGCACGCAAGCACCCGACAGAAGGCGATGCGCTTAGAGCGGTTCGCGCGCGCCTCAGGCTACGACAGCCTAGCGTGCATGCTGCACGAGCTGTACGAGTCGGGGCTGTCCATCGTGGACATTGGGCGCGAGCTAGGCGTGACGGCGTTCCCCATGCGCCGCATCTTGCGTGCGTGCGGCATTCCCATTCGGCCGCGCGGTGGTCGACGCTGGTTCCGCATTGAGGTGACGGACACGCTGCTGCAAGAAGTCATGCGTGACGGGATCGGCACCGTGGCTGAGCGGCTCGGCGTCAACCCCGTCACGCTCTCGATGCGGTTGAGGAAGTACTGGCGTGAGAAGAAGACGTAGCGGAGGTCCCACATGCACATTGTCGTCACTCATTGCTCGCGGAAGAAGCAATACCCAGAGCGGCTGCTCGTCCCCGCGTTGGTGCGGTACGCCGGCCGACACATCATCCACGCACAGAAGTTGGCGCTGGAGTTGAACGCCCCCCTCTACTTCCTCTCTGGCCAGTACGGCTTGGTCGGCGCTGACGAGCCGATTATCTTTTACGACTACCACCTGCTTGCGCCGACTGACGCGCTGACGCAACGCGTGGTGGAGCGCCTGCGCGAGCTGGGCGTGACGCGGGTCACGTACATGACAGAAGGCGCACCAGCGTACGACGAGACGATGCGCATCGCGTGTGAACTCGCCGGCGCGGACCTGCACCACGCGGATGCACGGCCGCCCGACGTGTAGAAAAACCGTGAAATTGGTGGGCGCCTAACTCGACTATTATCAACCACTTGGCGGTCGTCGCGCTAAGTGGTTGATTTTATTCGGCTTCTGCAACCGGTGGTGCGCGACGGTGGTCGCGCTAAGTGCTTGATAGCAGTCGTGATCGGCGCGCTTGACTTGCGGATGGCGGTCAGACTATACTATCTTTGTTGAGCGGCGATGGTGCCGCCAACACACAGGTAGGTGCGTCATGACGAAGTCCATCAAGTTCAGCAACGGCAGCAACGACCGCCTCGTCCTGGTCCTGACGAAGGGCAAGACGGACCGCGCCAGCGTGCGCGCCCGCCTCACCCGCGACGGGAAGACGGCGATCGGGTGCCGCAGCGCGTTCACCAACGTCGCCGAGGCGGAGAAGGCGCTCGCGCGGCTCGCCGCCGAGGCGGAGTCGAAGGGCTGGAAGCGCGTCACGGCGGCGGGCAAGGTGGACGCGTTCACGGCCATCCCGCCGGCGACGAGGAAGTAGCCGCCATGTGCCGTTACCACGTCACGCTGTCGACGGCGACCCACACCTGGTCCGTTTGGGTGTGGGCCGCCAACGCGAAGGCCGCCGCGCGCCACCCGTCCGCGCGCGGCGGTCGGGTCGTTGGTGTCAGCAAGGCCGACGACGGCCCGGCCGTGTTCGTTGATGACGACGACGACGTCGTCGATGACGAGGAGGCGTGAGATGGTGGTGAAGACGTTCCGTGGTGCGTGCATTCACTGTGGGGACACGTTCCCACACGAGCCGCATTGGTCGGTGGGCAGCCAGTTCTGCCCGGGCGTCCTCGGCTTCGGGAGCCGCGTGCTGACAGCCGAGTTCACGAAGGCGCGCGCGGCGTACGCGGTCGACTCGGACGTCCTCAAGGTGACGCTCCCCGACGACGAGGCGTGAAGGGTGACGGCGGCGTGGGGGCGTGCCCCCACGTCGTAAACCCCGAGTCCCGGTCCGAACGCCGGGCAGAAAGGAGGCGCGGGTGCGGATCACACCTCCAAGCCGCCAAGGGGCGGCCATGAGGCGGTACGTCGCAGTTGTCGCGCCGCCGCCGCACGCCTCGCATACGCAGCGAGGGCGCGTGTGGGCGGCAGTGGCGGAGACCGGCGCAGACGGCGCCACACGTGACGACGTGGTGCGCCGGACCGGCCTTCCGCCAGCGCGTTGCGGCTTCCTCTTGAGCGAGCTGAAGCGCGAGGGGAAGGTGCAGCCGAAGCCGGAGATGCCAGACGTGGCGTGCATGCCACCACGCCAGGCGGCGCTCTTCGCGCTCGCCGTCCTGGAGGACGCGTTGGTGGCAAAGGCGCGGGTTGGCACGACACCAGACATGGACCGCGCCTTCGTGAAGTACCAGAAGATCAAGGCGCTGGCGCTGCGTGGGGTCGGCGGCGAGGCTGACGTGGCGCTGCGCATGGCGCTGTTGGAGCTCGTGCGGTTGGTGTTCTAGCCAAGGAGGACGCAATGTCGAACGACAACGCGTTGGTAGTCAAGTCCCTCGAACGGTCACTCACGGTCACCTCACTGGCGGACCTCGTCCGCATCAAGAGCCGAGAGCGCGTCGCGCTCTTGCTCGACTGCAGCGGGAGCATGAGCGAGGTGATGCGCAACGGCAAGCGGCGCATCGAAGGCTTGCACGAGGTCGTGGCGGACGTCATCCGCGACCACCCGCACGTCAAGCTGATCGCGTTCAACGGCGACGGCGTCGCGTTCGTCAACGCGCCGTGGCGGCCGTCCGGCAACACGCCGTTGCACGCGGCCATCGAGTTCGCGCGCAACGTCGGGCTCGGGCACGCCATCGTGATCAGTGACGGGTACCCCGACCGCCCGAACGAGGCGTTGAACGCCGCGCGCGCCTTCGGCGGGCGCATCGACGTCGTGTTCGTCGGCAACCCCGGCGAGTCCGGCGAGGAGTTCCTGCGCCAGCTCGCGGACGCCGCTGGCGGGTGCAGCTTCACGGGCGACCTCAGCGCGCCGAAGGAGCTGGTCGGCGAGATCGCCGGCTTGCTCACCGCCGGCGACGACGACGACGACGAGTAGGCGAAACGCGGCGCTCCGCAAAGCAGCCCTGACGAGCCAAGGCGGAGCAGGAGGTGTCACCGTGGCCGACAAGATCACAGTTGTCATGCACCGCAAGAAGGAGACGAAGGGAGCCGTCATGTACGAGGAGCCCGGCTTCCCCACCCCAGGGCAGTACCACATCGGCACGTTGTACGTGCGGAAGTCGGACGCGAGCATCGCTGCCGCGCCGTCCATCCGCGTCACGGTGGAGCCGGTCCAGTGACGTTCGCGGACCACGTTGACGAGCTTGCACGTCAGCTAGGCGTCGACGTGCTCTTCGCCAATCACCCAGAGTACAGCGCTGCGGTTGCAGTGCCGTTCGCGCGGGTGATTGTCATAGCGCCCGTCACGGACGAACTGACGTACGCAGCCGCGTTGCACGAGCTGGGGCACCACGCCACGACGACGCGCGACGCAACGGACCCGGTCGACGAACTCGAGCTCGAACGGGCGGCGTGGCAGTGGGCGCAGCAACACGCGCTGGACTGGTCACCGACGATGGAACACCTCATGCAGGTCGCGTTGCACGGGTACGTACGTGCTGCGGCTGCGTACGTACGCGCAAAGGCAATGCCACGGAGCGAGACGCCGCGTGGCTTCCTCGACAAGGTGCTGGAATGAAGAAGCTGACGTACGCACAGATGCGGGCGTTGCGCGCCGCCGCCATATACACGGCGAACGTGCGCACGACGTTGAGCGACGACGAGCGCGCAGCACTGTCGCGCGCCATCGAGAAGCTGACGGAAGGGCTGGCGTGGGCGGAGGTCACGCGTCGTCATCGAAGGCGGCAATACGTCCCCGTCGACGACGGCCCCGACCCACACGAGCACGCTGCTCGACAGCGTGGCCACAGCGTCGACGGATGGTCGTAAGGAGGACGCCATGACACGGATGGACGTAGTGAATCAGCTGCAGCGTGCGACGCACGAGGTGCGCGTCGCCATCGAGCGGCTGGAGCAGGCGCACGCGCTGTTCTCGCGCTCCGCGTTGACTCGTACACGGTCGGCCAGTGGGACGCGGCGAAGCCACTCGCCGAGCGGCTGCTGCTGGAGCTGGAGTCGCTCGCGGGGGCCGTCGTGACGGAGCTGTCGGAGCCATGAAGCGCGTATTCGTCCCGTCGCTGACAACGCCCGGCGTCGTGTACACGGTGACGCTGACCGCGCCGCCGACGTGCACGTGCCGAGGCTTCACCACGCACGGATCGTGCAAGCACATCGCGCTAGCGCTGCGGGGGGGCGGGGTCGACGAACCCCGCCCGCTCCCAATGCTGGCAAAGCCATGGACGGGCTGGCCGTCGAAAGCGCAGCTGGTCGCGGAGCGGAAGTTCGACGGCCACCGCCTGCTCGTCCGCGTCGCGCCGAGCGGCGTCACGGCATGGTCGCGGACGGGACACGACCGCAAGCTGTCGCCCGCTCTCTACGACGCCCTCAGCAACCTGCCGCCGGGGGTGTACGACGGCGAGCTGATCGTGCCTGGCGGCAAGGCTCCGGACGTGGCCCGGTTGGAGAACCGCGCGCGGCTCCACTACGTCGTCTTCGACGTGCTGGAGCTGCTCAACGTGCCCACGTGCGCGGACAAGTGGTCCCAGCGCCGCGCATACCTCGAAGAGATCGCCAAGCGCGGGTTGTTCGCCGCCCCGCTGCAGCTCGCCGAGATGTGGGCGGTGTCCGACGAAGAGTACCTGCGTTGGCTCGCCGAGCGCGTGTGGGCAGACGGCGGCGAGGGGCTCGTGGTGAAGTTGACGCACGCGCCGTACGCGCCGGGCAAGCGCACCGACGCGTTCCTGAAGATCAAGCAGTGCCAGTCGGCGGTGCTGACCATCGTCGGGTGGGAGCCCGGCACGACTGGTGACACCTGCGTCGCCGTGTTGCGCGACGACGAAGGCGTCACCGCACGCGTGAAGGTGCTCAATGACACCCTGCGGGCACAGGTTGCGCGCAACCCACGAGCGTTCATCGGTCGGAAGCTCGCCATCGAGTACCACGAGCGGACGGCCGACCGCGCGTACCGCCACCCCCGCTGGGACCACTTGCTGTGAGGAGGACGCGATGGCGACGCGGCTGCGCCTCGTGAGCTTGACCGGGACCGGCACGACTTGGCAGTGCCCGGCCGGGCACATCACCCGCCGCGACTACGGTCGGGGTCCGGCGTCGCGTCGGATCCCAGCCGCGGCCCTTGCTGCGCTCGCGAGTCGCGCTGGGTGGTGGCGCGACGGCGTCTACGCCACCTGTCCTCGCTGCCGAAAGGAGAGCGACAAATGAGTGATGAGTGGTTGCGTGAACGTGACAGGCAGAGGCTCTTCCAAGTCCGGGAGTACGAAGACGGCGTGACGCGTCTTGAAGCACTACGTCGTCTGCTGCGTAACGAGGAGGCGCGCAAGCACAGGAGGTGCGACAATGCTGCAACTGCTGCTTTATCTCCATCGCGAGACGTTGCTTGACTGCGGCCTCAGGTGGAAGGAGCAGGGTGGCGTCGTGACGCCAACGGTGGTCGTGGTCGGCAAGGACAAGGATGACGTCGTGGACGCGGATGACGCGGTGCTGTCCCGCGTCACGGAGCAACCGCTCGCCGTCCTCCGCGCATTACTCCCCAACGACGCGAAGGGCGTCTTGCTACTCTACGATGCGGAAGGCGACGCGTTGGTTTGTGCGTCGCTGGACGCGGAAGGAGATGCGGACGCAGTCGTACAGTATTACGTGGTTGAAGACCGCGGGCACGTCGTGCCCACCACCCGCCTGAACGTACCGCTTGCATGACGCACGGGGGGCGATGGACCCGCTCCATCGCCCCTCCCTCGCGCGGGGTGGTGACGCGAGGCTCGGACCCACCGAGCGCGCGTTTGCGTGAGCAGTCATGCGCCTCCGCCACAGCGCAGCGCCCACACAACTCATTACGACGACGTGATGCTCAGGTCGACCTGCACGTTGAGCGTGTCCCCGTTCGACACGCTCCGGTCCGCGTTGAAGTCTCCCGCGCCGTACAACGTGCCTGTCGTGCCGCCCTTGGTGCTGTTGTCGACCAGGAACGCGCCCGCGATCGTGGCCG